TTTCAAATCAAAAAAATACGGCAGGGGGCAAAAGAAAAAAGTGGTTGGACTGGTTGGTCCAAAACTAAGGATATTTTCAGATTCCAAGGGAAACAAAATCAGGCCTTACTACTATGCCCATTTGGTGGAAAGGGGAACAGCTTCCCACACAGTGAAATCCATGTCAAAAAAAAGGCAAAAAGAACTTGGTGACAAATTGCAACAAAATCAACTTAGGTCTTGGACTCATCCTGGGGCTAAGGCCAAGGCATTCATGCAACCCGCATTGAAATCTGTTGGTCCTGAAATCTTTGAACGATTTACAGCCAAGGTAAAGGAAATCCTGCAGACTATTGGAACCAAGAAAACAAGGGGTCCAAAATGATTGAAGCAGATCTTTATTCTTATTTGACGGGCCAGACAACCATAACCAATTTGATATCTACCAGCATCTTCCCAGATGCTGCACCCCAAAGTGCAACACTGCCAATGATAATCTTCAGCAAGCAATCAACAGACAGGGAAATCACCTTGAAAAGGGCTGTGGGAATTTGCACAGCCAGAATTCAACTGGATGTCTTTGGTTCAACCCGTACAGTTTGCGAAAACATCATTGAAGCCATTAGACTGAGGACAGATGGATTCCAAGGCAACTGGGGCACCATCTGTTGGATGGGATCTGGAAAATGCCAAGGACACTGGAATTCACAGAGCCACAGTGGATCTGGTTGTAACTTTTTCGGAATCTGTCACAGACTTTTTTGGAGGCTAAGCCATGGCGATTCAAACAGGATATGGTGTCACTCTTACGGCTGGAAGTGAAGTTGCTGAAGTGCTGAGCATCACCCCACCCAGCAGCAAAATCACCAGCATTCAAACCAGCAATCTAAGCACTGATAATCAAACACACACTTTCATTGCCGGATGGGAAGATCCTGGTGAAATGACATTTCAGTGCCACTTTACAACAGCAGGATGGGACGCATTGAACGCATTGGCAGTGGCTCGGACAGCAAGCAACTTTGTCATGGCCCTTCCAGCACCCAACAGCAAGTCCATCACTGTAAGTGGTTTCATCACTTCCAGGCAAATTGACAACATAGTTGGTGATGAGGTCATCAAGGCTTCATTCACAGTCAAAGTCAGTGGAATTTGTTATCCAGATTAAGGAGTTTTTATGGCTCTAGACAGGGCACAGATCCTTTCCAAGAAAAACAACCTGCCCAGGCAGGAAATCCAAATAGAGGAATGGGAAGGGTCTGTGTGGGTCAGGTCCCTGACAGTTGGGGAACGGGACCAGATAGACAGTGAGTTTAATGCTGCCAAGTCAAAAGGCAAAACCCCAGATAATTTAAGGGCAAGGATGTTGGTTAAGGGTTGCTGTGATGATGCTGGAAACCCACTTTTTACGGAAGCGGATTTGCCAGAAATTAACAAACTTCCAGCCACCATTTTGGAAAGAATCTTTGATGGCATCCTTAGGGTCAATAAGATCGGTCCTGGTGCTGTAGAGGAACTGGAAAAAAACTAAGGGAGTGTCCACCCAGATTATTCCTTTTCAGGCTGGCAGGTCATCTGGGACGGACAGTGGAAGAGATTCAGGAAATGCCCCATTCAGAATTCATGGAATGGGTTGCACTGTCAAAGATAGAACCCTTGGGTGATGCTAGGATGGATTACCTTTTCGGTTTGATGATGATGACAGTGGTTTCCTGTGTGTCCAGCAGCAAGCACACACTTCAGGATTTCATCCCTGACTGGCTGGGTGAAAGATCCAAGGGGATGGACCCATTAAAAGTTTTTGATGCCTTAAAGGGCATGGCCAAAAAGGGTGAATGATCATGGCTGACACATCATTGGGACGGGCCAGTCTAAGTGTCACGGCAGATCTTGGCGGTTTTGTCACATCCCTGGACACTGCATCAAATAAAATCCAAGCTTTTGGTTCATCCAGTGTGACTGCAGCCTTGGAAGCAAACAAGGTAACCAACACCACTGAAAAGGTGACCCAATCACTTCAAGACCTTCAACAGGCTGCAGTGAAAGGTGCAATCAGCATTGCAACTCACAAGCATCAGGTATTAAGTGCAAAGCTTTTGACTGATGCACTGGTCCTGCAGTCTGATGAAATATTGGAACTGACTTATAATGAAAAAAGCCTAGCTTCCCAGCAAGCACACCTTATCACTTCACAGAAGGAATATGAATTCAGTCTGCTTGAATCTGGGAAGGGTATGCAGGAAGCAATCAAAAATATTGAGCTACAAACCCAAAAACAAAAGACACTGGAACTTTCCACCAAAAAACTGGTGGCTGAAATGATGAGTTCCAACAGTGTGAACATTTCCAATGTCGCATCCCAGAAAACATTGAGTGCTGAAATCGAAATAGCGAACAGGAAATTGGAACTTCAGACCAGGCAGATGATGTTGGAAAGTGGTGCCACCAAGAAACTTCATGATGAATTGGTCAAGCTTGAGGAACAGGAAAAAGCCATGGCCTTGGCTGAAGACAAGGTCAAGGGAATCAATCAGCCAGTGCCAGTGATTGAACCACCAAAGATTGATACCAATACTCCCAAGTATGTCCAGGAGCAAATGAACCTTAAGTCTGGAACAGACCTTGCAACCAAGGCACTTGAACTTCAAGCCCGTCAGATGAATGTGGAGTCAGGGGCCACCAAGAAACTTTATGATGAAATGAAACGGCTTGAGGAACAGGAAAAGAAAATAATTGATCTGGAAAACAAGGCTAGGGGAATTCCACCACCACTGCCCATCAAGCCACCACCCATCCCAGTGGACAAAAACACTGCTGCATTTGTGCTTAATGCCAAGAAAATGGCATCTGAAACTGACTTGCTAAATCGAAAGTTGGACCAGCAGGCCAGGCAGATGATGATTGATAGTGGTGCTGCAGCAAAGTTGGCACAGGAACTGTCAGCACTGGAAAAAGCTGAAAAGAAACTGGCTGCAGAAGAGGCAAAAATAAATGCTGCTGCTGGCAGGGGCCAAACCAAGGATATTCAAAAAACAGCCACCAAGACTGTTAATGGTGGAATGAAATTAACAGACATGCTTGGCATAGGCTTTTTTACTGCTGGGTTTACCAAGCTGTTTGATGGTGCAATTTCATTTGTTAAATCATTGGTTGGTTCAATCATGGATCTTGGATCCAAGGTCATTGAGGCTGGAAGCAAGTTTCAGGAACTTGACAACAGACTCAAGGCCATGACCGGATTTTCAGGGTTGGCCAAGGGACTGCAGGGAATCATGAGGGCGGGCCCTTCTGCATCATTCACGGCACTTGGTGAATCAGCCACCAGGCTTTCAGCATTGCAATTTAACCCGGAAGCACTTCAAGGGATGATTGAAAAATTTAATTCCCTGGGTGTTGCCCTTGGGAATCCTGAAAAAATCCTGAATCTTATAGTGGACAAAATAGGTGACATGGCCAGTGAAGGCAGTGCCACCATGGGGGCACTTGGAAAACTGGCTGAGGTAGGAATCCCAGTCTTTGAAGCCTTGGCATCCAGAATGGGTGTCAGTGTGGAAGAGGCAAAAAGGCGGGTCAAGGATGGGCTGGTGTCTGTCACGGAAGGAACCCAGGCAATTGCTGATGCAGCCAACATGCCAGGGATGGTTGCTGCTGCCCAACAGTCTGCCAACAGCTTTATGGGTGTCTGGTCACGAGTCACAAATAACATTGAAGTGCTGTTTCAAAATATAGGATCAAGCATCCTGAAGGGTTTTGGACTGGTGGAAATGGGAGACAGTATCACCAGTTTCTTTGATGGTGTCTTTCTGAAGGTTGAGGAACTGAAGCCAATCTTTGAACGAATTGGTGCCTTTGCTTCATCAGTCACCCAGTTAATCCTGGATGAACTTTCCCAGTTGATGTTTGGCTGGAAAGCATTTTCGGAAGATACCAGTGCTGAAAACATGATGGAAACCATGAAAGGATTTGCAGAACAGTTGGTGGGTGTGTTGCGGGAATTGGTCAATCATTTGATAGAGACCGGGAAATCAGCAAAGAATGCTGCAGATAACATCAGTTGGTGGACAAACATAAACCTGGTTAATAATCCTGTGGCAAATTTCTTCACGAATATAGTCGCTGCTGGTGGTGAATTTTTCCTGAATGTTGGTGAATGGTCAGATGGGATTGAAACCATTGGCAATGGTGCCAATAGTGCAGCCAATCAACTTGGAAAGTTGAATGATGAAATGCAAAACACCCTGCATTGGTCAGCACAATTACCAAAGGACAACCTGTTCACGGGCACTGGTGGTTCCTTCCAATCTGACCTAGAGGCCATGAATGAGGAACTAAAAGCATTTGACGAACAGTGGAATGAACTGGCCAATGCCAAGCCACTGATGCTGGAACTTCCCAAGTGGCAGAAATTCTTGGATGAAAACAAGACCCCTCTTCAGATTTATGAAAATGAACTGGAACGGCTGAACTTGATGCTGGATGGCACTGAACAGGGTTTCCAAGCATTTGCCATTGGTTCAGCCAATGCACTCAAAAAATTAAAAGAAGCCACAGGACTTGGTGAAGTCAAGTTTGCTGCAGCCATCACTGCTGGATCTGCTGAGGATTTCAAGGCCACCCTGGACGCACAGAACCAAAATGTGGATGTGCAGCAGCAAATCAGGGAAATCATGGCACAAGCTGCAGTTATTCAACAGGCTCAATTAAATGCCCAAATTCAAATAGCTCAAGGAATTCAAAATTTAAGACCACCCAAGCCAGTCAATGTGATGGCTAACTAAGGAAGAATCATGGCTATTGATATTTTTGAAGAGCTTTGGAACGAACGAAAAGGGACTATTAATAGTTCTTATCAGAACACTTACACTCGTTCTTTCATTGCTCACACGGACACATTGGAACAGACGGATGTTGCCATTTATGATGCCATCTATGCCCATGAATCC